GATCTGATCGGAATATATACCAAATGTAACAGTAATGGATGAAGGTTCAAAATGGCGCGAAATTACAATGAATCGTGTATCATTCAAAACAATTATGCAAGTTATAGTTAAATATGGTTTGGCTTCATCTGGAACAGATTTAGCAGAAACCCCGTATATGAATGATCCTATGTTTTTAATGTTACGATTTAAGGGAAAACCTTCACCAGAAGTATTTACGGCTACAGCAAAAATATTGCGTGAAACGATTGAAAATATGCGTCTAGATTTTATATATAATAGAGGGCGACAAGCAGACCAATTATTTAAAATGCCTATTACATTACTTTTTAATAAGATTGTTATTTTGTGTAATATGTATCCACCGATTGATAATGATTTAATGGATTATATAAATGTTGGTCCACGTAGCGCCCCTCCATTGGATTTGAGCATAGGTGAAATAGTTGCCACTCCTGACGCAAATAAAGCCAAATTAATTAGTTTAATTCAGCAAAATCTTACTATAACGCGAAAAGAAATAGAAGAACCGGATTGCGATGTAAATGGTTGGAAATGGAAAAGTGCACATGAAGTGGGGGTACATTTTGCGGCAATGAATTTTTGGAGTTTAGATAATAATTTAAAGGATTATACACACCCTGATGTTTTTGGTGTGAATAGTTTTTTAATAAAGCCATCCAATTTAAGATATGTAATAGAATATGTAAAACCGGCATTGTTACCTAACCCTGCTCTAAATGCACGGGATGGCAGACCTACTTACCCACAGAGTTTAACTGTACCTGAATAAAGTGAAAATCTTTTTATTACGTCAAGTACCGAAGTTAAGTACACCCTCTGGATTTATACTTCAGACTTTGATATTTCACTAACAGAGGTCGTAAAAAGTTAAGTACATCAAATGCGTTTAACTCTTTTTATAAAATAATAATTAAATATTTTTATACTGACCAGTATCAAATTTAGGCGCCTTCAAGGGCAACTAAATTTGTACGACCTCTGCTATGAAAGTATCGATGTTAATTGCTCCCCTCTCTTTTTGGGGGGAGCAATTAAGTTCAGTACTTCATGGTACATCAATAATATTCCATTCTTCTGGAATTAGACGCAGGTTTTCTGGTTTTGCTAAAGAAATCCACTTTTTAGGAACAAAAACAGGGTTCCGTTTTTCATAAGTACCCAAAAATGCTCCCCACCAACTAAATGTTGAATTAGCACATATGGCACAACTTGTACAAAGACTCATTAAAGCAAGAGTCTCCAATTCGTCACCTTCAAAAAATGTAAATCTTTCATTATTAAAAAATTGTTCTGATTTTACCCATTGAATATCATCACTTACAATAAAAAAATTAATATTTGAATCTATTTTTTCTAACGCTTTTTCATAATATTGTATTGGTTGTAAATAATGAATATCTTGTTTATTAATATAATCCCCTCTTCGTATGTGTATAAAACCGGTATTATCAAAATTGTATTTTGTTAATAAATTATTACGATATTCTGATAATCCGGAAATAAATAAATTTCTGATTTCTTTTTCATACGGTATCATATTTGGGTAATATTGAAAATAACCAACTAATATACATCGCAAAGCATTTGTATGTGGATTCCATATATCAAAACCAGTATTCATACTTTTAATTATTTTGTAATTACAAACATCATTAAATTGTTCTTCTTTAATTCCGGAAAATTTGCCAAATATTGTTTTAAAATAATCTATTTTACTATGTGGATTGTCAAAAAACTTATATATATTCATCGGTATGTTATTTACAAGAGAAGTAATATAAGCAGCTACAATAATAAACATTTGATTACCCAATCCCCCCTGTAAATATGGGATAACCCATTTTTCTGTACCAGTTGTATATGATTGATCCTCTATAGGTTTTTTTGGTGATGGTCTTTTACAAAGTTTAAATGTTATATGTTCATAATCATACCAACATATGTGTCTAGTATTTAAATATTCTTTAATATCATCTGTATGTGTATATTTTATATATTCTGTGTCATTATTTATATAAATATTATTATTCTGTAAAGTATATCCAATATTTAAATTTTCATATTTACAAAAATCAGGGTTCATATACTCAATAATAAGTTTACAGGATTTTTTTGATAAAAAATAAAAAGGATTCTCTGCATAAGTAAAGTTTGCAGTTATCAAAAATGGTTGTTTGTTTTTTTGTTTATTATAATTTTCTATTCTAAATGTGATAATATTACCTTTTTGTACATAATTGACTACTCCATGATAATCAACATTATTTTTGATCATTGTATTAACGTAATCTTGTAGCATATGTGTATGTATAAATACATCATCGTCACATTTTAAAATATATTCAGGATTGAATTCTTTCATTATAGATGTTATGCCTGCTTTCACTTTATAAACAAGTCCATCATAATCATCGGTACACTTCACTACAAGCATATTTGTAGATATATCATATGTATATTCAGTTGCCAAATCTTCTTTTCCTATAACAATTACGTACGGTATAGGACATTTATTTAACCAACAAGAACGAATATAATTTATACGTTCTAGATTTTTAACACAAGTTATTAGCATTAACATTTCGGTTCTAATTAATACAATAAAAAATATCTGAACCTAATCCATAATTAATTGAAAAAGTCGGAGGACAACAACAATAACGGGTTTTTAAATAATCATATAATAAAAAATCAATAGCCCTATAATGGCCTTTTGAATCAATTATTTTACATATATTTATAACCGTACTTAAATCAATATAGTATGACATTGTACCCAGATTGAAATCTATAGTACATATTTCATCATTAGTTTGATTTTTGACGAATGTATGCTTATTAAGATTTGTGTTTTCTGGATGATTATCTGGACCAAGAAAACACAATCCTAAATCGTGTTTTACTAGTTGATTCACGATTTTTTCAAAATGTAAAAAATCACCAGTAAATATTGCGTCATCTTCTAAAATGATGATATGTTTATAATTTTTAGCAATAATATCGCGATAAACCTGTTCGTGGCTAAATGAACAACCCCAAACACCCTTTTTCATTTCAATATCCCAATCTGCATTTCGTAAAACGTGTTTTTCTGCAGAAGATAATTCGTGATTATGTCCGTCAATTGCACCAAAAATGCGAAGTTTTGTAATCCACGATTTGGGAAATTTTTCAAGAAACGACTTGAGTCTATCTGTTCTCCTTCTTAAATTTATACAATAAATTACATCAATGTGATTCATTTCATTAATATTCTAAAAATAGATTTTCTATAAGTACTTTACCAGTCAGTAACAATTTTAGTTTCTTTGTACAAAAAAGTTGGTTATCCACAATGGCAATAGTGTATGTTTTTAGACATGCACACATTTTTAAAAACATTAACTAATATAAAATTTACACAGTTTGTACATTTCAGGAAATTTAAATTTTGCTTATAACGGTTCGTCTAAACTTTCTAAGGAGTTTTGGAGTTTTATGATAATACCATTAGCAATTTTTTAGAATACAATATGATTATACTAAACAAAAACAAACAACCATTTTTGATAACTGTAAACTTTACTTATGCCGAAGTAAATCGTGAAAGTTTTAATATCCTTACTATGAAGTAACAGATGTCGTTCAACTAATTTGATACTAACCTGTAACTGTCCGTTTTAAATTTCGCAGTTATAAGGTAGAATGGTTAAACTATCAACAGTAAGACGACGCACTTACAAGAAAAAAGGGGGGGCAAACAATAATAAACCTAAAATAAAATGGATATTTAATAAAAAATGCGTAATAAGACTTTTATCTAATCTCAATAATATCTTACCCGGTGAAGAAATGACAAAAAATGATGAAAAAATACATAATAAAATTGCTCCTTTCTATTTTAATGGTTTTGATGACGATATTACATTTTTTGATAATAATTTAATTAGACTTGCAGGAAACCCCGATGGATTGACTGATTCGTGTGAATTTAGATTAGATTCTAAAACTGGAAACATTGATTTTCGTCCTATTGACACGGAATTACCTAGAAAAAGGCATTCTGCCCCTCTTACATGGCCAAAAAATAAACCATTTCCGCAACCTCCTATAGAAAATATGTGGATAGAACATTCAGAAGCCATAATATCAGAACTATTAAAATGTAGTAAACATGTTCACGAATTATAAAAGTTATAATATCAGAATTTAATTTAGCGACCGTTGCTTCGTGGTGTAACTATTGGTCAATATTTGACCATAACGGGCTGTTAATACAATATATACATTAAAATATTGCCACATGTAGGAATGGTAAAGCCCCGTCTTCCCGAACAAATTGAAGAACAACTTCCGGAAGATGTTATTAAATATATTTACCGTTATGTTCCTCATTTAGATAAGATTAAAACCCCAACAACATCGCCATCGTTAGAACGTGAACTTAAACGTATACAAATAAAAACTTTACAAGGTAAATCTACAATGTATATGAAAGAATTGGAAGATTTTATACTTGAAATGTAATCCTAAAAATATCTAAATTATGGAATAATCGGTAATTATAATATTTATCAAGACCTCTATTTTATACAAAGGAGAGGTCTTGGATAATGTGTTTTGATTTTGTACAATGAAGTAGATGTCGTACAAATTTAGTTACCTTTAAAGGCAACTAAATTTGATACCGACAGGTAATTTCTAACGGCGATTTGTATCTCTATAGATTTTATTTCTTTTACGAACCCCCTCCCAATACAAGTCACTAAATTTTTGGTAATTGTCTAAAACACTATACTGTAAAGGGCATATTCTATAACTATTGAATTCTGTAGTTCGTAATGTGGTATTTTGTATATTTAATTTACAAGGTCCTTGTGAAGCCATTTTACCTTTCCACAATTGTTCAATATTAAACGGTTTAGTTAACATTTTTATGTTGTAATTATTTTCTATATTATATTCATTTTTTTATAAAACAGCCCATTTATAGGATAATGAGCAAAAGACAGAGTATGAAACAGAAGAAAAAACTTGATTTAGAACAGAGTGATGTGGTTTTACGTTTCCAATTATCCCGTCGTAGTAAACTTGCTATATTTGATTTTGACCACACTATCGTAAAACCAAAAGACGGGCGCAAATTCCCGAAAGATGTAAATGATTGGCAGTATATTCGCGATTCAGTACGGGATGTCATGAAAAGATTATCAAAAGATCATCAAATCGTGATTCAGACAGACCAATCTCAAATCTGGAAAATAGATATGATACGGAATGTTGTTTCGGATTTAAAAATAGAACCTGTAACCGTGATTATTGGTTTTAAAATTAAAAAACCCGAAACGTCGCTTTTTGAATCTGTATTTAAAGATTTTAATAAAGAAAAATCATTTTATGTTGGTGATGCAGCAGGTCGTCCAGGCGATTGGTCCGATAAAGACGCGGTATTTGCAAAATCATTGGGAATAAAATTAATATATCCAGAAGAAATTTTTCCATTACCAAAATTTCAATTTCCAAAAAATATAAAAGTGAAAACAACAAAAGAGGTTGTAATAATGGTTGGTTATCCTGCATCTGGAAAATCAACTATTGCCAAAAGTTTGGAGGGATATTATCGTGTGGACGGAGATGCACTCAAATCTGTACCTGCTATGATTAATGATGCCGGTAAACATATTGCCGATAAATCCGTTGTATTTGATTCAACTGCAGGAACAAAAGCGAAACGTGTGGAATTTGTGAAATTTGCTCAAAAACATAATGTTCCCGTGCGTGTAATTTGGGTGACAACATCTATAGGTGATTCAATGGAAAGAAACAAGGAACGGGCGCTAAAAAGTGGTTCAAAAATTCCAGATATCGTTTATTATGTATATAGAAAGCATTTTGAGGAACCAAATGAATCTGAAGGTTTTACACTTCAAAAAGTATAAGATTGAATGCTGAAGTAGCGAAAGTTAATTGTCCTCCCAAAAGAGGGCAAACAAATTCTATACCGACCGGTATAAAATTGATATTATATATTAAAATTATTTAATACAAAATGAAATGTAAATGTACAAGAAAAATTAAAGCCAATATACATAATATAATATGTATTATATTATTTATTATTGGCATAATATTAGTGTGTAGTACTATTAATGATATAGATATGAATAGTAGAGATAAAACCCCTACTGTTACAATATTTATTGTTGGGTTATTTATATTAACAACATCGTGTGTGTTTGGTTTTATTGGTATGTCATTTTATATTTATGAAAATACAAGTTATAAAAGGAAAAACCCACGCATAATTAAAAATAGACGACTATCTTCTATGCCATTGCCACCAAAATCACCCGTTCCTAAATATGCGTATGTTTCTTATAAAGACAACCCTCTAAGATATGAAAGGAGAGGTTCCTAATAAATATATACTGGTCAGTATCAAAATTAGTTGCCCTACAAGGCAACTAAATTTGAACGACCTCTGCTATGAAGTACCGAAGTTAATTGCTCCCCTCTTTTTTGGGGAGAAATTAACTTCGGTACTTCATGGTATATTAAACCAGTTGGTGTTCAAATATATTAAATGATAAAATGAAATATATCTTAGTAAAAATTGACTTAATGACTATATTATATATATTCATTAAAATACCAGACGAAATGACTGAAGGCGAAATGACTGAAGGCGAAATGACTGAATACGAAAATACTGATATAAAGAATTTATTTATTAAGATACCCGAAGATATAAATGAGAAAGACGAATATAAACCAGCAACTTTATCAATCGCATTTAGAATATTCAAATATGTGTTTAATACAATAAAATATATTCATTTGAATTGTTTTAGACAAACAAATATTCAAAGTTAAAGCATATACCGGTCAGTATCAAAATTAGTTGCATCAAGCAACTAATTTTGTACGACCTCTACTATGAAAGTAGCGAAGTTATTTGTTCACCCAAAAAAGGGGGCAATTAAGTTCGGCACTTCACGGTATATTGACAATAAAATGCTAAAATATTGAAAATCTAATAAATAATAATACGTGATTAAACATATAATAATGGATTGTTTTCTTACATATAAATCAAAAGCAAATCAAATACAAGAAACACAAAATAAAAAGAATTCTAAATGCGATTTAGAATATATCGTAAATGAAATATCAAACATTATTATAATTATAGTAAAGCGGGGAGAAAGTATTAGATTTTCAAAAAATCATTGGGGTCATATTAGATTAACACAATATCAGATGGATTTTATAGTAAAGGGTCTTAAAAAGAAATTTCCAGATTCTATAATTTATTTCGAAATAATTTCTACTAATGGGCTTAGCAGTGAGCAATTTCTTACAGCGGACTTATATTAACTTCTAAAAGATAGTACCGTGAAGTACCGAAGTTAATTCCTCTCCTTCTTTTTGGGGGAGCAAATAAGTTTGGTACTTCATGGTATCCCTAAAACTGTCATAGCCGAACCAACGTCATTCATATTGTTGTCAGTTATATTTATAAAATCTAAAGAAACACCTTTCATACTATGAAGTACCGAAGTTAATTGTTCTCATCTTTTTGGGGGAGCATTTAACTTCGGTACTTCATGGTATGAGGATTAGGCTAAAAAATAAATCTCTATATATATTAAATGAGTAAATCTTATACGCAAAAAAATATTGAACGGATGTTGGGAGAAAACTTAAAGATGGGCAGTTTTGCTAATGCTGCAAATAACAGTAAAAATTACACAAGTATATTTGCCAAGGCCAAAAAAGAGATGGGTAACAAAACGCGTAAAATTATTAATTTAAAAGAACCTATCCGGTCTTCTGGTCAATCAACATTGAATGTACTGAGAGAAGGTTCTTCTTTTGAACGAGCCACTGGTATAAATCCTAAAAATTATATCAAGAGTCGTCGTCGGCGACATGGGAGACCCAGTAGCACTCCGTATTATAACAATACCCCCAAGAATGTGCGTTATTTCCCTGTTCCGAATAAACCAAAAAATATAACTAAAAAGCAAAAAAAGGTTGAAGGTCAAAAACCTAGACCTGGTAAATTTATGCGCGAATGTAGAGATAATTCAAAGTCAGAAGGATGTGTTCGTCACAAAGGGACACATAACTGTAAATTCGTTCATCGTGATGAACCAGAGTGGCAGATGTTGCGTGAAGATCAGAAGGTACATGGTGGTGGTGTTCCCCCTTTGTCTAAAGTTAATACTTATACCAGTTGGCCAGGAGGAATAGACCCGACGGCAACCCTTTATAATCAGGCTAAAATGCTATAAATTCAAACAAATATTCTCTAAATTTTATATTTCATCATATAAATGTTATATAAAATTAAATATTTCATCATTAGTACCATGAACTACCGAAGTTTATTGCTCCAACCCAAAAAACCCGTTAACTTTCCCTACATTAATAGCAGAGGTCGTACAAATTTAGTTGCCCTACAAGGCAACTAAATTTGATACTGACCGATATGTATAACTTTATTATTTATTAAGTTATTACATTTATCAATTAACTCTGGCAACAAACCCCCCCAAGAATTTTTCTTTTCTATATCATAATACATAAGATGTAAATCATTGGACGGTATAACACCAGAAGGCTTATTCGTATCAAATACAATTATTTTATAGGTGGTTCGTATATCTTTGAGAATATTATGTATTTGTTCAATATATTCATATAAATTTTGTATAGGTTCAACTCCATCAATTGTATAATTACCACTATTAGGCGATGAGACCGAAACATATACAAAATAAAGATAGTTGTCTTTATCTAATAGTATTTGTTTGAATCTTTTCATTCTTCGTATATATTTATCTCTTTCTGATATTGTATCATGTGGAAAACATACATTATATTTTGAATTTACTAACACTGATCCATGTTCATTCAATATATGGTGTTCTGCACTTTGTAATTGTGCTCTTTTATCACATACAAAAAAATGATTATCAACAATATCCTCTATTTCTTTTTTATCAATCAACAAAAGTTTAATTATCGTATATACAAACTGTGGTGTTGAAAACATCCAGTCAAATGGTAAAGATTCTTTGTTCACGTGTAATCTATACAATAATGTAGGTGTAGTACATTGAGATCCAATAGATATATATGTATTCATATATATTATATATATGTATTAGAATATATATCTCAAAACCGCGAATTTAAAATGAGCATCGGTCTAAATGTTATTTCACTAAAATTTAAGCGAATACAAATTCGCTTAAATTTGTACGACCTCTCCTCTGAAAGTAACAAAAGTTAATTGCCGCCCAAAAAAGAGGGGCGATTAACTAATAGTCTTTTAAAACACAAGTTTCATTTGTTTCTGGACAATATATGTTATATTGTTCTTCCGAATAAACTATAAACGTATAAGAGAGTTCATCAAATTCACTATCCGTAAAATTGACTATTGCCCCATAATTGTATTTTTTTGATTTCATATAACGAATACATTGCCATGTGTGTTTTTGTTTTATTTCTGTTGAAACCGCTTTTAATTCTATAACAATGGGTAGCCAATTATATAATACTATATCAGCCCGTATTTGTCCAATTGTCCGCCCTTTATAAATTATAGGCATGGTTTCTTCTTTATCAAATAGAACTCCTATATTTTGCAAATCCACACATATAGCATCTCTATAAACGCTTTCTTGGTGTCCTTTTTTTAAAGTTTTAGCAACATCTTTCCAAATTTTGATAAGTTCTTGCATTTTAAATTTATCATCGTCGGGAATCAGCGACTCATTTTTATGAATCTCCCCTTTGAGCGAAGATTCATGAGATCGTATTGAATGTGTATTATTTTGTGACATCTGCCATCTGCGTTTTGCAATAGCATCTTCAATTTCATCTTTTTGTAATCCTGTAAATTTCATAATTTCGGCAAAAGGACGTTTATCGTTGAAAAAATAATCAGCAGACAGACTTTTTAATTTGCCAATGATCACACTTTGGGGACGATTAAATTTTGCAGAAATTTGTTCTACAGTGTCTTTTCGTTGAACACATTTTAATAAGTCTAATACGTCTTCATCGTTCCAAGGAACCCATTGTTTTTGTTGTGGTATTATATTATATGATATTTGATTAATATTCATAATTGAATATATATCATGTAATATATATTTGTGTTATATCTTTAGACCTCTAATATTTTTTCCACAATGTAATACGATTGGATAATTTTTTATGTTCAGTTTTTCGTGTTCGTTTTCCCCCATTTGTTTTTATATTAAATCGTTTTTTAATATTATCAATCATATATTTGGTTCCCAAATGTTTATCCGAAGGAATAACCCCTCTACCCGAACGTTTTACACCTCCTGGTACCATTTTTTTAACCAAATTTAAATGTTGTTCAATGTTATTCGTTTTTATATTATTGGTACAGCCTTTGATATGTTCAAAAAATTCCATTTTACGTTCATCTGAAATAATGTTACTATTTTTAAGAGTATTATTATATATATCCATAACAGTTGCCAAAGGGGGGTTATATTTATAAGGATTAACCTGAATATAATTATTGCCAAGAGTCGTTTTTAAATCTTGATGATTTTGATCGTCAAAAAATATCACATCTTTTGTATGTAAGTCATCCGGGGCCCCTATAGATTTTAGCAAAATATGTATTTCTTTCCAAGTTTTTTGCGGATTATAGATTTGATGGACAATATTTAGACGTAATGGATGGTAACGATAAAATATACCATCAAAAACTATATCGTGTAAAACATAGTTGAATACATCTGTAACAAATTCTACAAGAGGTTTAGAAGCATTATTTGAATATATAATTACACCATTTATCTTTCCAGTTTTCTTAAGTGCGCATATTTCTTTGAATAAATCAAATATGCCTGGTCTAAAAATGCCCAATGGCGTTTTACTTGTTTCTGCATCACCAATTCGTTTAATAAGCGATGTATATGATATACCCAAATCTAAATTAATATTTTTCGTTTGATTAGATGTGGTACCCTTTTGACGAAAAATACAAAGAAATTCTGATAAAATTAAAAATTCTCCTAGCGTACCGTCAAGGTCAAACGCAAGGTAAACCATTCTAATATATTTATACAAAAGTTTAATCCACCTCTTCTATTTTTGGACCACTACTCTCATTGGGGGTTTCGCCGTCAAATTTAGCGGAACCACCACTTGAACCAGGGGCTGCAGAAGCCATTATAGGTCTAATAATATCCTCCCACTCCTTCTGTTTTGTCTCAAGCGTATTCGCATCTGCTTCAGTATTTGAATCTAGCCACTCAAGTCCATCCTTCACTACAGCCTCAACTTTAGCAACAATCTCTTCGCCAAGAATAGACTTCATTTTCTCCTCCTGTACAGCGTTTCGCGCTTGATATAAATAGGCTTCCGCCTTATTTTTGGCTTCAACACGAGCCATCGTCGCTTTGTCCTCCGCTTCAAATTGTGACGCTTCGGCAACCATTCGCTCAATCTCCTCTTTTGTCCTGGATTTGTCATTCTTAATAGTAATATTATTACTTTTACTAGTACTCTTTTCAACTGCAGAAACATTTAGAATACCATTTGCGTCCACATCATATGTAATCTCAATTTGGGGAACACCTCTGGGCATAGGAGGAATACCATTTAAATCAAATTCCCCCAATTTATCGCAATCTTTTGTTAAAGCCCGTTCTCCCTGAAATACTACAACACGCACCTGACTTTGATTGTCAGAATAAGTGCTGAATGTCTGCATTTTCTTGGTTGGAATTGTCGTATTACGCTTAATTAATGGGGTCATAACACCACCTGCCGTCTCCAATCCCAGTGTAAGTGGTGCCACATCAATCAATAACAGGTCGGAAATTTTCTCTCCTTGTACTCCACCAAGAACTGCCCCTTGTACTGCAGCACCATACGCAACTGCCTCATCTGGGTTGATACTTTGGCACAATTCTTTTCCATTAAAGAAATCACGCAACAATTGTTGTACACGGGGAATACGAGAACTGCCACCGACTAAAACAATTTCATTTATTTCGTCTTTTCCATATTTAGAATCCTTCATTACTTGCTCAACAGGTGTGATACACTTTTTGAAAAGATGTTCACAGAGTTGCTCAAATTTGGCACGGGTAAGAGAAATAGAGAAATCAACACCTTCCGCCAAAGAATCCACTTCTATAGTTGCCTGAGTAGTTGTTGATAGTGTGCGTTTTGCCCTTTCGGCGGAAGTACGGAGTCTGCGCAAAGCCCGTTGATTATCAAGGATATTAATTTTACTCTTTTTCTTGAATTCTTCGGCAGCCCAATCTACAAGAATAGAGTCAAAGTCTTCACCACCCAAATGTGTATCACCTGCAGTAGCCTTTACCTCAAATACACCATCGTCGATAGTAAGAACAGATACATCAAAAGTACCACCACCTAAATCAAATATTAGAACGCGCTTCTCTTTTCCACCAGTTCCAACTTTATCTAAACCATATGCAAGAGCCGCAGCAGTAGGCTCATTAATGATACGTTTAATATTTAATCCGGCAATATTACCTGCATCTTTTGTGGCCTGTCTTTGTTGGTCGTTGAAATACGCAGGCACGGTAACGACGGCATCTGTTACTGTTTGTCCAAGGTAAGACTCTGCTATTGCCTTCATTTTCTGTAGAACCATTGCCGAAATCTCTTCAGGATAAAATTGCTTTTTCTCACCTTTATATTCAACCTCTATTTGAGGTCGTCCTTTTCCATCATCCTTCACAACGAAGGGATAGTGTTTTAATTCCTTTTGTACGGCATTATCTGTCCAAGAGCGACCAATAAGGCGTTTAGCATCAAATATAGTATTTAAAGTATTGCCTGCAGCCACAGACTTTGCAGCCTCACCTACAAGGCGCTCTTCGGAAGTAAAACTAACCCACGATGGCACGGTACGTGAGCCAGTGTCACTGGCTATAATCTCTACGCGCTCGTTTTGCCAAACTCCAACACAAGAATAAGTGGTTCCCAAATCAATTCCAATAATAGGTCCTTTTGTTGCGCTCATTTTTCCTCCTTTTAATTTTTAAAGGTGTAAATTTTTATTGTTCAAATTTTTATATTTTTAAGGCTAAAAAATAATATGCCACACTTTATTTACACTTTTATTTATATAAAATTGAATATTATCGTTTATTTTGTTAATGAATAAAATAAACTAAATGACCTTCACAGATTTTATATGAGAAAGAAAAAACGGCTACCATGAAGTAGCGGAGGTCGTTCAAATTTAGTTGCTCTTAAAGGCAAATAAATTTGATACTGGTCGGTAGTTGATATTTATAAAATGATTGCCCCGAATGGTTGTTCGTATTTTACCATTAGATTAATAAGAAAAATACGTAATAAAAATCTTTCTTAAAATTAAATGAGTAGTTTCTTTAATAAACTATTAACTAATTTTATTTTATCATCTGCAATATTTTTTTTGGGCGGGTTAGGCATTTTAATAGCCAGAATAGTTAAAAAGAATTGGTCAAGTCATAGTTGGACTTGGATACCAATATTTTGGATACCATTTTTAAGTTGGCCGGCATCTTGTGTTGTTCTGTTTGGTGGTTTTGATGAGTCTATGTTCTAAAACCTGAATATTATATTGTTTTATTAGTAAGATTTTAAGTTAATGCCCGACATTTATACCGACATGTACCTAATTTGGTTGCCTTTAAGGGTAACCATGAAGTACAGAAGTTAATTGTTCCCCCCCAAAAAGAGGGGAGCAATTAACTTCGGTATTTTCATAGCAGAGGTCGTACAATTTTAGTTTCCTTTAAGGGTAACTAATTTTGATACTGACCGGTAATTAAAATTTATATATAATTTATTAAATGTTATATAAAAAATACATGGAATCGGTCTTTAAAGAACTAGATGTAATGTGCTTTCCTTTTGAATATTATAATCTGCCAGGGTACGACCGTCTTCTAATTGCTTACCCGCGAAAATTAAACGTTGTTGATCAGGCGGAATTCCCTCTTTATCCTGAATTTTTGTCTTGATATTCTCAATAGAGTCACTAGATTCAACGTCAAGTGTAATAGTTTTACCGGTTAAAGTTTTAACAAATATCTGCATTTACTATATTAATATTATATAATAGTATGTTTTTAAGTCCTGAAAATTTTGCTTTCATAAACCCCCTTTCTTGTTAAAAGTGCATAATCGTCAATGAATGTAAATTCCCAATTCGGGTCTTTTTTCAAAAAAAACTGTATGGCATTTTTCAGTCCTAATTCGGCCCCTTTTCTATCTATTTCTAATTCGGCTGCTACCCTGTCAATATCTAATTTTCTATTGACGGCTTCTGAATGTTCGCCATTTGTTTGAACACCCTTTATAAGTATAAATTTTTTAATATAAGGCCCCATTTTTATCAAATCTAATAAAAGATTTCCGGCACAATGAAATGTATCCCATACAAGCATATCTGTTTCGTGTATAGGGTAATTTTTTGTAGGTTGTCGTGAAAACTGAAATGAAATACCAATTTTTTCGGCCAATTTTTTAAGTGTTAAAATAGATTCGTCTTCCATAAGATCAACTCCATTATATCTTGGCATCCATTTTTGTTTTGATAATATTAAACCTTGAAAACATGCTAGGGCTATTACACCACCTTTTGTCCCAAATTCTATAATACTAGAGCATTGGGCGGATTTATCAATTATATATTTGGCAACGGCTTGTTGTTCGGGCGTTTTATAAAATTGTGTTATTAAATTACTAAGATCCATATTTATATATGTTATCTTTTTAAATTTTAAATCCTTTATTATAAAGGTGTACCATGAAGTACGGAAGTTAATTTCTCTCCCAAAAAGAGGGGCAATTAATTTTGGCTACTTTGGTACTTCACTATACAAAAATTAAATTTTAGTATTTGATTCATCTTTCTTCATTCTAGCAAATTTCGCGTTCATATGTTGTTGTTGTAAATTTCCATCTTTTAGAATTGCTGTAGATTCTCTTAAATTTTTTTGTTGCAGATTGATTGTATTTTTATATATTAACATAAAATTATAGATAGCAAAAGTTTGTTGTTTTATCATATTTACTATTTCATATAGTTTATCTATTTTCATAAACTCTATTTTTAAATCTTTTATTTTTTTTTCCTTTTCATCCTTCGCACCTTTAATCTCCATAATTATTTTAAATTTATTACTATTCATTTGTTTTTCAAGTTCTTCTTCATTAAAATCTATTTTAGGAATTTCTTTAAAGTTCTCATCCGAAAAACCAGTAGGGGATTTACACTTATTTAAAATTTCATCTATTTTTTTAGGACTCAATTTTGAAAGATCAAGCACAATTTCTTGTACATCTGTAAACGCTTCTTGTATAGAATTGTTCAGTTTTATATTTTTTTTAATATATTTGTGATTATATAAAAGTGTTACGAAATAAGTACATATTTTTTTGCTTATACTATTTTTATATATATTATTAAATGTATCTGCTAAAATTTGTAATTCCTCTTTTGTATCATTAATACGAAAATTTAAATCTTGTAATGCGTCCGCTTCTAGAAGAGCGTCTCCTCCATTAAAACATTCTATCAAAGGTATATCCTTATTATATTTAACAAAATTATTTTTTATCGTAGAAAGGTATTTTTTTGATTTTGCCCCCCTTTCGTTCTTTCTTCGTTGTTGCACCTCTTCAGGTAAGTCTTTATCATTCATAGAAGATTCTGCTACATAATTTGATTCTATAGTTGCATCTATTTGCGTAGTAATAGAACAAATATCACTATCAAAAGATTCTATTATTTCATTTATTTTATCAATATTAGTACTGGTTTCTCCCATATTTTTATTTATTAGGTCAAGTATATCCGATACATTGTCGGCGGTTGTTGGAGGAGAAGGATTTGTTTTGAATCCTTCTGGTATAAATCTTGGACTGCTTAAATTACCACATGTACTGGATATTAGATTAGATATTGATACAAGAATAATAATAGTTAATATTAGTCCTATTAATATAATAATTATTTCGCCATATTTTATTTTTGGCTTCGGAGCCATTGTCTCTGAATTAATAGAAAGAAAAAAATCATTCGGGGATATAGACAAATGTCTAATATATTTATTAGTCTTACACAAAAATACACACCCACTGTTAATGTTAAACCTATTAATTTATCTATCCCGGTATCGTTGGGTACAAAGCCAAGTATGATACAAAATGGAGGTCCCGAGTCTTCACGAATGTATAATAAAAAATGTAGTAATAATTCCCCGTTGCTTGTTACTACTACACCGGCATCAAATACCACTTTAAAAAAATCATTAAGCAATACAAATTGTTCTCAGATAAATGTTCAAACTGTGTCTAATAATGACGCACAACAAATATTATTTGGAGCATTTTTCCCTCCACCAATACCCCCACCAAAATTTCTACAAGTACCACCTACTCGTTCAAATAATGAACCATATGCTAGACAAACACCTTGTGTTGGACCCCATCGTTGGGACAGATAAAAATGTCATGTTATATTAAAATATGACCTGTTCTATTCGCGATTCTTCGCTCACAACATTAAAACGCAAACAACGTGCCTTGGCTGCATGGCGTAAAACGAATGAATTTCCTGCTACAAACTCTACGCGCCCCGAACAAAAAAAGGCACAAACCGGAGATGTACCTACTAACGCGCGTTTAGGTGCTGCGTTACTTGGATGTTGCTCTTCTGCCACGGATGATGGTTATGGTCCGAACGGAAGTGCATATTCCAGGTCTTACAATTTTTAGACCTGTGCGCATATTTTAAACGAACATTCTTAACAATAATTCGATAGCGAATTATTGTTAATTCTGTACAAACCGCTACCGGTCAGTATCAAATTTAGTTGCCCTTAAAGGCAACTAAATTTGTACCACCTCTGCTATGAAAGTAGCTAAAGTTAATTGCCCCTCAAAAAGAGGGGCAATTAACTTCGGTACTTCATGGTATCTGAAAATTATTTTAGAGAACGTTTACAAATCCAGTAAAATACCATTGTGTTAGTTGCTTGAAATATAAGAGCTAGTGCGTATAAAAATAACAATCCCCTTTTTTTAATAACTTCAAATGAAAAAACTAATATGAGCAATGTTAAAACGGCTGTTAGACCGGTAAATGCCGATGCCAATAAATATAAGTCGCACCAGTTTTTAGCCCACCCGGGTGGATTTTCAATATTGGCAAGAAATTCAAACATACTATTTATCCTATAATAACAAATGAAAAATAATAAATATTATTTTATTATATTTATGTGTATTTTATTATATTATATTGTATTCTTATATATTTTATTGCCTTGTAATTATCTTACTTAGCACTGGTCTTCTTAAGAACCTTCTTTACGCCACCGGCACTGCTGGTTGACTGCGTCTTACGAGGGGGAGGAGGAGCCTCTACGACATCATCCTCCTCCTCATCATCAACCTCAGTTGTCTCCTCAACAGATGACTGGGCAGTCGCCTTGCGTGAAGGCATTACTGCAGAAACTACATCATCCTCCTCCTCATCGATTTGAGAAGTGCGACCACCACGACGACCCTGAGTCTGAAAATCATCATCGTCCTGGATGGAATAGCCACGGATACCCTCGGGAAGGGAATCCATACGCATCTGAACAGAATTCCAAGTCAGACCAAACTTGGTTCCAGAAATCCAGACGCCACCACACTTTAGAAGAGCAGTCACTTCGGCGCGCTTTACCATCAACTCCTCAACAGTCACACCCTCATAAGGGCGCTTCTGAGAATCGTAAAACTGAGTCTCAAAGACTCCGTTCTTCTTCTTAAGCTTGACCTTGAAAGTAGGGGGATACGGCTTAGGCTTACCATCGCGATCAGTGGCAACCTTTACACTACGAGTGTAAAATGCCTTGATAACCTCTCTGGACGCATTAGGCATCTTGAACCATGCCTGAGAGTTCTTTACACCCGCGTCGATGAGGAGTTCATCTAGTGATTCCATCATATTCTTGAAATGGGCAACCTTCTCATCCTCCTCTGCTCCGCGGAAACTAAGATCCACGGAATATGAAACGGGTCCGGACTTATCAAATACATTTAATCCATAAGGAACTGACATTCTTGCGGTTTGAGTCATGAGCGGGCGACTATCATAGTTTAGGTATACCATCTTACTTCCGTTATCAAGAACCTTAACATCCTGGAAGGTAACCTTTGTCTTATCAAAATTCTCTGCGAGTACAATGTTTGAGCTCATTTCTTTTTATTAACCCTTTTTAACTCAAACCAACTCGGATAAATGGGTTCAATTTTTGGACTCTTGTGGTAAAAAAATCATATATTATTTGTATCCACCGTATGTTCTTGTAGTAAATTTGGGTTCAATGTCAATAATGGCATATTATATGCATCAAAAATGTTACTTATTAGATTTATAGTCTGTAATTCAATTGGGTTACTAAGAATTCTATACCGATAATAAATACCTGGTATTGCGGACTCGTATAACCATCTATATGAGTCGGCACATTGTTCATTGACAAGTGTTAAGGCTGTTACAACATACAACGCCCCTAAACTACGGTCATTTTTATCGGTAGAAGCCGACACAAACATATTGATCAAATCCAAATTTATTTTTTGTAAATTTGTCAATGATTTTTGAGCCACTATGTCACGAATAGCATAACGGAAAGGCCTTGCAGGTGGTGGAATAATTATATTGCGCATTTCGGAAACAAGACCCGCTCTATGATACCATATATCGTGTAATTCCACATAAAAACAACGATGATCATCTACATTCATTTTAATAAACCAATCGGGATTTGTATAATAATTTAAATGATCCAATTTTTGAAATATATCAGTTACACGAATCTGGAACCTTTGGTCAGGTGTATTTGGTTCAATTGGAACCCATTTTGTCTCAATATTTTTTGTTCTGCACCAGGAAATAAATGCTTTTATTTTATTTATTACAGTATGAGCAAATGGTTTACGATTATAAGGATTACATATTTCATTATTAATCAAAGATTCAAATAAAGAATAAAGTGATTTTATATCAAAGGCATATAACATTTTATCGTCATCAATAAAAGAGAATACAGATTTTTTAGGAATACAAGATATATTTTCCATTGAATAAAAATCGGTCTGATTATTACATAATTCTGGTATCCATCGTGCCGGACCTTGTCTTTGTAATTGTTTTAATGAACCATATAATCTCCACCATTTTTGAATTCTAATAATTTGTTGTAAAGAATTAATTGGTATTGCGAAATCACAAGTATTTTTGTTTATTTCTATGGCTTTTTCACTTTTTGATATAAAAGGCCGTGGATGTTTAGAATGTACTCCACAGTATTCACCTGTTATTGCTGGATTAGAACATCGTTGATCCGGGTGATTTCTTGAACGAATGTTTTTACATATTAGAGGTTCCATATATTGTCCTATGATAT